AGAGTATAAAGAAAGACACTTGAGCTAATGAGAGATCTGCTATTAGATCAACGTTGGCGTCTTGAGAACTTATACAAAATAGTTGACAAGCAGGGCGAATCAACTGTGTTCAAGTTCAATTGGGCTCAAAAAGAAATTTACTCTCGTCTACACACATGCAACGTAATACTAAAAGCACGGCAGCTCGGCATATCTACTTTCTGCTGTCTCTATCTCCTTGACGAATGCTTATTCAATAAGAACTTTACTGCTGGCATCATCGCTCACACTCGTGAAGACGCAGAGTACTTATTCAAGCGCGTTAAATACGCATACGACAATCTACCTGCGGTCGAGACGTCAGAGGGCATCATCGATCTAAAAGACACGTTCAAAGCACGCTCAGACAGTGCAAGAGAGCTATCGTTCATCAACGGCTCAATGATACGTGTTGGAACATCTATGCGCTCAGCTACACTCAATCTTTTGCATCTATCTGAGTTTGGTAAGATCTGCGCTCAATATCCGTCTAAAGCTCAAGAGATTATTTCGGGCTCTCTAAACACAGTCGCAACGGGTCAAAAGATCATTATAGAATCTACTGCGGAAGGTAGCTCAGGACACTTTAAAGACATGTGCGTACTTGCTGAAGAGAGACGTAAAGACAAAACAAAACTATCTGCAAGTGAGTATCGTTTCTTCTTCTTTCCTTGGTACTTACATCATGAGTATCAATTACGCGAATCTGTCTACTACACTCCCCGAATGCAGGAGTATTTTGAATCTCTCAAAGCAAAAGGGATCAACTTATCAGAGTATCAAAAAGCTTGGTACGCTCAAAAGTACGCAATTCAAAAAGACGCCATGCTACGTGAATACCCATCCACATCTACAGAAGCTTTTCAAGCATCGACAGAAGCGCAGTACTACACTCGTTACATCAATCAAGCAAGAGACGAGAATCGCATCGGAAACTTTCCGTATGACTCATCAAGCCCAGTTCATACAGCTTGGGACTTAGGATACTTCGACTCAATGAGCGTATGGTACTTTCAAGTCATGCCATCTGGTGATCTACGCATCATAGATTTTCACGAAACGTCCGGACAATCACTCGCTGAAAATATCCGTATCGTACAATCAAAACGGTACGTGTACGGAGAACACTTTGTACCCCACGACGCTAAAGTACATGAGATGTCAACAGGTCTCACACGCTTAGAAATCGCTTACGACCTTGGTCTTAATATGACAGTACTTGATAGACTACCAGTGCAAGACGGTATCGACTTAGTCAAGACTTGTCTTGAACGCTCATTCTTTCACGAAGCAACAACAAAGATCGGTCTAGATCATCTCGCAAACTACTCAAGAGAATGGAACACTAGCTTAGGAAGACCCGAGGAACGCCCTCGACACGACGAGCATAGCCATGCTTGTTTTGTAGCAGGAACTAGAATTCAATCACTTTTTGGAAGTATAAATATAGAAGATCTAAAAATTGGACATAGTGTTTTAACACCTACGGGCTCGAATAAAATTACATGTTTACATTCTCACGAAACAAACAATTTATATATAATTATAACAAATAAATCGGAAATTATTTGTACGCCTTCACATAAATTTTTTACTACGAATGGTCTTGTAAGTGCTGATGCTTTAAGATACAATGATAAGATAATTGAAGCACAGAAAATATGGACGAATTCTTTTTACATAAAAAAACTTGGGTTAGGATTCAGGGATTATTTTTTATTAGTCATGATGATGAGGTCATTTTTTTCAAAGACAGAAAATACAGATGGGATGGTAGATATTACAAAGCTGGTAGATGGCGTAAAGGATGCTTGTATTTACATAGATCTGTTCACGAGCACTTCTACGGAAAAATCCAAGATGGACATCACATTCATCACATTGATGAAAACACTAGAAACAACGATATCAGCAATTTGCAATCTATTGAAAAAAGCAAACATTTATCTTATCACTCAAAAAAAGATGAAAATATTAGAAGAAGTAGAGAAACTATTAAATTTGCTATTGCAAAAGCTCCAGAATGGCATAAAAGTGAAAAAGGGATTGAATGGCATAAACAACACGCAATTAGATGCAATTTTGGAAAAAACTACAGTCAAGAACATGAATGTGAAGTTTGTCGAACCAAATACATTTCAAAAACAAAACACGGAAAATTTTGCTCAAATAATTGCAAATCTCAATTTAGAAGAATTAACAAAACAGATCTTGAAGAACGTGAATGTAAAATCTGTTTTAGAAGATATAGAATCAATAAATATTCTAGAAACATTACATGTTCAACAAGTTGTGGAGTTAAACACAGAAGACAAAATAAGAGTATATGACTTTACAGTTGAAAATGATCATTGCTATTTTGCAAATGATTTATTAGTCAGTAATTCAGACGGCTTCCGTTATCTCTGCAATGCATATAAAAAGTACTTTGCGGACACACGTAAGCAAGTAGAAGAACAACGTTCAATGCCCGCAATTTTTGACACAGATCGTTTCCCGCTTGGACAGCAAATGTTTTAAAAAACTCTGTCGTCTTTTCTATTCATAGACAGCACTTCTTAAAATTTGCTAACTTATAAAAAAAAGTTGGTAGTGAATGTATAATCTTTCGGAAAGACTACAATCTAGATTTTATAAGAGCGGTGATAAGACAGACGTACTCGATCGCATGGAACGATCGTACATGAACTATGTCGTTGTCAATCAAGCTTTTCAAGCAGAAGCAGACTTAGACACACGCTTCTACGCAGGAGATCAAACTCTTTGGTTTGAAATCTATGGAAACTCTCCATACTGGGGTCAAAAGCGGTACTACTTTAACATCATCAAGCCCGCTGTAGAGCTAGTCACAGGCTATCAACGTCAGCATAAGAAAAGCTTATCTTGCTCGGCACTATCAAAAAAAGCAGACGTACCAGCACAACAACTTTCTAAATCTCTTATCTGGTCATTTGAGCAAGCTGGCGGTCACGAAGTTATCTCAAAAGCGTTTGACGGTGCAGTGATTCAAGGCCTTTCATTTATCGATATTGATATCTCTTATGAAAATGATCCTGTGAATGGAGACATCATTCTTTCGAATGTTCCGTACAATTACTATTGGATAGACCCGTTCTATAAAAATTTTGACATGAGTGACGCAGAATCGGTATGGCGTCGTCAAGCTCTGACTAAAAGCCAAGTCAAGCGCATGTTCAATTATCAACGCGATGAAGAGATAGACAACTTACAGCCCGTATATCAAAAAGATGGCAAGTTTATCTTCATGCCCGAAAACTACTACATGCGAGATATCGGGCTTTACACAGTAGATGAGTACTATTACAAAAGCTCACGTAAAGGAAAATTCATCGTTGATGCTAGAACGGGTCAAACAAAAGAGTGGACATCATCGAATCAAGAAGCTTTAGGAGACCTACTGGGACTATATCCTGAGCTTGATATCATTGAAATGGATGTCCCAACAGTTGTATATAATATCGTCGTCAATGGGGTAGTTTTCTATTCTGGCCCGCACCCAACAGGCCTAGATTGCTACCCTATGACCCCTTGCTACGGATTCTACAATCCAGAGCTGACAAACTTCGCCCTTCGTCATCAAGGCCTAGTTAGGGGTATGCGCGATTCACAATTCTTGTATAACCGCGTCCTCATCAACACCGCGGATCAGATTGAATCGCAAGTAAACTCTGGTTGGAAGTACAAAGAAAACGCCGTCGTCAATCCAGAAGATCTTAAAAAAGGCGGTAACGGTATCAACGTGAAAGTCGCTAAAAATGCGAACATGTCAGATATCGAGAAGATCCAACCAACTTCCCCGAACCCAGGACTTGCTGGCTTACAAAACGAACTTAAGAACCTCGTTTATCAAACTGGTCTCGTCAATCAAGAACTGATGGGAATGGCAAAAGATGATATCCCAGGAATCCTAGCTATGGTGCGTCAAGGTGCTGGGTTAACGATGCTTCAACGGTTATTCGATCAACTCGATACTACTCAAAAGCTTGTCGGGGAGAAGATGCTAACTTGCAAACAAAACAACTGGAAGCTTGGAAAGTATCAAGATGTCGTTGGGGAAGAGATTGACCCGATGATTCAAAACAAAACATTCACTAAGTTCAACATTGTTGTTGATGAAGTTGCTTACACAGACAGCCAAAAGCGTCTACAGTTCCAACAGCTGGTTCAACTTGGTCAACTGGGTGTTCCTGTACCTTCAAAGCTCTATATCGAAAACTCTCCACTCATCGACAAAAAGCAACTCGTCGACGCTGTAGCAGAACAAGAGATGATGGCGCAAAGAGAAACACAAGTACAGCAACAGCTACAAACTCAGCGACAGATCATTGAAAATGAAAATCTGATGGCAGACGTCAAATCTAAACAATCTCTTGCTGTCGAAAGATTAAATAAAGCTAACCTTGATACTGCTCTATCAGCAGAACGTATTACTCAAGCACAGGCAAATAAAACGAAGGCAAACCTTGACCTCGTCGAAACTGCTCTACGTCTACAAAGCTTAGATTTATCCAACCTCAAAGAGCTTCTATCAGTTCTTGAAACAATTAAAACAAAAATTGAGCCAGAACAAGATTTGGGGGTTGAAAAAATAAATCAACAGTTGTCAAATGTAGTTAGTCAAGTCCCAGGTCTCGCCCAAGACCAACAACAATAAGGTGCATTATGAAAATGTTCGCAGATCATGATGAATACGCCAACATGCCTCAAGACGTTAAACGTATGAAGGTTGGTCGTGCTGGTAGTCGGGGAGGGGATTCAGCTTATGCTATTCCTGATGATACGATGAAAGAAGCAGACGATATCGTTGCGTATTCAGCAAATCAAATCAAAAAATATGGTACTTCTCAGAAGTAATATATTGGTTAGTAGCCCTGTTGCATTTATCTTCCTTTTTGCTCAGGGCTATTAACTTTTAGGACTCTATGCTATTTGAAACCTTCATCCCCTTTTTACCAAAAGCTTGGAAAGTCCAAAGAAGTCGTTTCATTTTCTATAACGTGAATCAAGCTTACATCGATGAAGTGAAAAGCTTTATAGTTGAGCGCTTTCCGTTTCCTCCCTCCGACAAACCAATAGCACTCGAGTTCGTTCATATACTGCCTTTTCCTCAGACCATACGAAAAAAGATCTTAAAAAATAAGTTCCACGAAGAACTATTTCATACCAAAAGACCTGACACCACAAACCTTAATAAGCAAATGGAAGATTGCCTAACTGGTATTGTATTTATTGATGACAAACAAGTTATTGAAATTTCAGGTAAAAAGGTATACGGTTTAGAGGTAGGAACAGAAGTAAGAGTCTATGAAAGAGGATAAACAACATCTTATTGAAGAACTGTACGCTTACGCAGACGACCCCAAGAACCTGATTCTACGTGAATTCATTGCAGAGCAAAGGTTATCTCAAAATAGATTTACAACACTTTTATCAAAAGATCCTGATCTCTTAGAGGCTTACCACTACGCACGTCTTAAAATCGGTATACGTAGAGAAAAGAAAGCTTTAGAAAATGAAATCAACGCATCGGTGTATAAAGACTCACAACCACTTTACGATGATGATTTGAAAGCTTGGGAAATAGAAAAGAAAAAAGGGTCTATCTCAATTGATGACGGATTGAAGAAACTCGAAATAATCTACGCAAAGGCGACAAGTGATTCTCCAACTAAATCCGATCATCTCGATGATGACGAGTAAAGGCCACGGCTACGCAAACTTTCTTATGGACTCAGGTGAAGAAGGAGATCTTTACTGGATCGTTTTTTTAGATAATTGTGAGATTTGGACATTTAAAAATAGCGAAGTAAGACTTTCTAAAAATATAAGTTTAGGTCGTAAGTAGATAGAAAACTTCTCATGTTTTAATTTGTATTCACCAGATCAAAAAAGCTGGAGGGATTATGATTGTTTTTCCCGACAAAAGCAAAAGATTGATTGTCGTTGATAACATCAAAATACTCTATTCCAAGATAGAAAAAGACCCAGAAGGTTGGATATCTTTCACTATCTATAGCCCTATACCTTTTGATCTGGTAGAAATAGAAACCATTGACCAGCAACTATTCAAAGCCTGGTTTAACGGTAGAATATGGGAAGGATACAAAATAAAGAATTCTCCCCCTGTAATCAAATGGCGAAGAATTAGGGAGCGGTAAAATGCATCAAGGGTTTATGGATAAATTAAAAGAGTCTTTGGGAATGCGACACAAAGGCAAAAAGAAACAATCACTTAAAGCGAGAGCGCATGAGTCTGAAGGTATGGAGAAAAAAGCTGGCAAGAAATCTTATGCTAGTGTTTCGAAGATGGATAAAGGCTCTAAAAAACTTCCTGGAATGAGTAAAGAGCACGCCAAAGAATACGCAAAATATTCCCCTGCACAATTGAAGAAACACATGAAGGGTGAAAAAGTTCTTCTTGGTATCAAGATCATGGCGAAAAAGAAGAAGTAATATGGAAAAGTGGATTCAAAAAGCACTCAACCCTAAGTCTAAGGGCAAACTCCATAAAGCACTAAAAGTACCCATGGAGAAAAAAATACCTGTTGCTAAACTAAAATCAGCTGCAAAAAAAGGTGGCAAGCTCGGTAAAAGAGCAAACCTAGCTCTAACCCTTAGGAGCTTTAAACGTGGGAAATAGTTCTCCAAAACCAACGAACCCTGCTTTATATGCACGTGTCAAAGCAGAAGCTAAGAAGAAATTCAAGGTGTACCCATCCGCATACGCCAACGCTTGGCTTGTCAAAACATATAAAGCTCGGGGAGGGGGTTATGAGTCTTAAAAAATGGTTCGCTGAAAAATGGGTGAATATCGGAAAGAAGAAAGATGGATCATTCGCCCCATGCGGTAGACCGAAAGCCAAATTAGCCTCTAAAGGTTATCCCAAATGCGTTCCTCTCTCAAAAGCGACCACTATGTCTCCTTCTGAAATACAATCAGCAGTAAAGCGCAAAAGGGCTAAAAAACAGGGCGTAAAAGGCAAACCTACGATGGTAAAGACCTATGCATCTAATCGCTCTAAATCATCACGCTAAAGCATTCGGAGATTCACCATGGCAAAATACAAAACACCGGCTTGGGGTCGATCAGAAGGCAAGTCCAAAACGGGAGGCCTTAATCCCAAAGGAATTGCTTCCTACCGTAGAGAAAATCCAGGCTCTAAGCTTGCTATGGCTGTAACAGAGAAAGACCCAGGGCCAAAAAGAGCAGCACGTAGAAAGTCCTATTGCGCTAGATCCGCAGGACAAATGAAGATGTTTCCCGAAGCGGCAGCAAATCCAAAATCTCGTCTAAGGCTCGCTCGTAAGAAATGGCGTTGTTAATCGGCATTTAAAAGGATGGTCTAGCGTTTAGTCATAAGCCGATAGTGATGGCTGAAAAATTCAGTAATGCGCTAGATTTTTTTTGACCTAGTTTATGCTTGATTATCTACTCTTTAGCTTTTAGAGGTCAAAAAGTGGCCAACGGTTTGGTAATAGAGTAGACTTTTAAAAAAAAAGAGAGGTAAAAACCTCTCTAATAAAATTCCAAAAAACACTCAGGGCGTTACTCCTTTCCCATTACTGGGTGTAAATAAGTTCTGAATATTTTTCATCAATCTGATGATTGATAAACGTAATATATCCATAAAGACAAAAAAAGGAAACAATTAAAAAAAGAATATGCCAACCACTTCTTTGTGGATGGAACGCTGAGTAAACGCCTAGGGAGAACATTTTAAATGATGAGTTTAACTTTAGATGTAGCATCTCTTTTAGGTTGCGTCAAGTCTTCTATCTTTTTCCCAGGTGCATCCCAATAAATAAGAGTCCCATTTTGCATAGCAGTAATAGCAGCCATGTAGGGCTCTACCCATTCAGGCTTGAATAGGTCCCAATTCTTTTTGAAATAAACCGTGTCCTCTTGCTTAGGTAAGCTATAGATAAAATACAGGCACTCTTTTTGATTGTCGTAGTAGTAAAGATCTTGGCTCCAATCGGGTTCGGGTTTTGTTGATCTAACAAAATACCTAGTTTTGATAACGTTGGTATTGGTGTAGTCGTTTTTGCTAATCACCACGATATAATAACCTTGGGGGTCATAGTTACGATGTTCAGCAATTATCTTATCCATCATCTTTTGGTGATTCTTTTTTTTCTCATCTACTATCTCTTGTACTTGCAACCTTTCTTGAGTGCTATAAGCATTTGCTGATAGTTCAGAGATGTTGATTTCTTTGGTATTTTTTCTACCTTCTACGAGATCTATTTCTTTCATATCTTCCTTCAAAGCTAAAGATTATATAACAAAAAATTGACATTAACAGTAGGTAAAATTAATTTAGTGTTATCTTGTTCGGCTAGGCGTACCCTAGACAAGCGAGGCAGTAATAATCCATTCGCCAAGGAAAAGCTCATGAATGACGAAGAACCAATTGATGTGTTAGAGCAAGAGGTGTCACATCAGCCTCAAGAAGTTCAAGAGCCTACGCAAGAGGCTCAAGTTCAGGAATCTAAACAAGATCGGAACTGGAGAGAAATGCGTAAAAAGCTCGAATACTACGAGCAAAGATTAGAAGATTTTGAAAAAAGACAGCCCCCAGCCGTCAGCCGTCAGCCTCAGCCAGAAGAAGAGGATGTCGCATTAGCCGACGATGATATCGTCACAGCGAAAGACGTAAAGTTGCTCGCAAAGAAAATGGCTAAAGAACTCTACCAACAAGAGAGGGTGAAGTTTGAAGCGGAGACAGCAGAGGACAGGCTTAGATCAAAGTTTACTGATTTCGATGACGTGGTAAGCGAGGAAAACGTTAGAAAGCTAATAAAAGATGAACCAGAACTAGCGAAAGTCTTAAGAGCTACTAGCGATCCTTATGCGAAGGGTGTTGCTGCGTATAGGTATATCCGCATGATGGATAGGGCAAATCCAGAACAGGTGGATAAACAAACCATACGTCAAAACCTACAGAAACCGAGAACAACTTCCTCTTTAAAAGAAAGCGGACTTGACCACGCAGAGGAATTTGCTTCGGGAAGAATGACGACAGAAATGCGTCAAAAGTTGTATGAGGAAATGCGAGCATCTCAAGGACGACGCTAACTAATAGAGGTTAGAGATGTCTATTACAACAACTTCAACACTGCCTCCTCAAGTTCTTCTATCATTTTCGATGAAATTGCTCAGTACTCCTGTGCCTTATTTCATCCATACAATCGGTGCGGACTATAGAACCATGCCGGCAAATGGTGGAACAACTCTGAGGATGACCAGATATAACCCATTGGCAGCAGCACTTGTGCCAATCGGTAATTCGGGACAAACTCCCCCAGCTCAACAATTAACCGCTGTAAACATTGACGCGGTTGTTGGATTCTATGGAACTTATGTAGAATTAAATGAGCAGGTAACACTTCAAAGACAAGATCCCGTCCTTAACGCAGCTGCGGAAAGGCTTGGAGTGTCGCTTAACGTTATGGGCGACAATAAACTTTACCTGAATACCTTGGAAAATCTAAGGGCTGCATAGCCTATGACAACCAGAGGGAACTTGATAAAAATTATGAACCTTTAGAGTTAAGAAGATGAACCTCTTCAATAATTTTATCCCGAATGATGCGAGTTTTTTCATAGAGAATTCGAAAACTTTCGGAATGCCTATCACCTCCATTAGAAAGAATAGTTTTTTGAAACTCTATGAGTTTTGCACAAACTTCTTTTTTGCTAATGAGATACGGATAGATATTAGGAAGAATTTTGAAAAGGGCATCTGCGGAGAGAGTCCACAAAGCAAATGGTTTTTTGTTTTTGGATTTTGGATGAATATATTGAATAGAGCCTCCGAATGTTTCTATCAAAAAAGGAAAAATTGGTTTACGAGTATTACCAATTTCAATACTTATTGCATAAACCTTGTTGGGTTTGGTTTTAGGTTTCCAAGTTTTAATACGAAAACAACCTTCGGAATCCATAAGACCAGCAAAATATGCAAAGTCTTTAGAAGTGGGCGTTTTACATTGAACAGTATTTTTCATGTTTTGGACAAATTCTTCATCAATGAAATCATTCATAGATTTTTCCTCTCTAATTGCATTAATAATTTTCAATCTTATTTCATGCTCTTCAATAGAAATGGAAATCCCACAATTAGGTTTAATCCTGTGTGCCATTTTAATAAATATTTGAGAGCTGATTTTTTTATCTGTAAGATGGTCGCTAATGAGTTTAGCAAGATCAAAAGCAAATTTATTTTTGATAGTCCACACGTACGGAGTTTTGTGGTTAAGTTTTTGCGGTTTTTGTCTTACATAACCTCCGAAATTTTCTTTAAAACAATAAAGAACTTCAGGTTTTACAGACAAAATTTGTATAGAACTTTCATAAACAATAATATTTTTAGGTTTTTGAATCGTTGTACCCAAATAAAAGCAGCCATCACCATCTACATAGCCAGCAAGATAAGAAAATTTGTTAAATTCTTCCATGATATCGTGGATTATGACGACAAACAGAGATTATGTCAAGACCCGCAGAGACTAAGCGGTAGAGACACTGTAAAAAGTGTATGCGATAGTCCGAACCTAATTGAAAAATTAGGAGAAGGGAATAACAAGACCTTCCGCCAATTAAAAAAATTGGTCAGTAAGCATTGGCTGAAAGTAACAGAAAGCAGACAAACAGAGGATGAACTCACAAGAGATCGTCTTCTTTCTACTATGTCACAGGTAAACTGTACTGGTGGATCAAACGGTGATAACCCCACAGAACTCACATTCTCTGATACAGTGAATACAGTTAAACAACTTCGTAGCAACAATGCGTACGAGTTTATGGACGGTATCATCGGGGAAAATCGTATAGGAACAAGCCCCACCAGAGACTCTTACCTAGCGATGGGTTCGACTCAATTGCAAAGTCAGTTCGAAAACATTCCCCAATTTACCTACAAATGGAACTACCCATCCATCCAATCCACTATGCCAGCAGAGTATGGTGCGATTGCGAACGTTCGCTTCTTGCTCTCCTCAATTGGAGCCAAGTTGCCTAACGCTTCTGCAAACGGTGCGGATGTGTATCCACTAATCGTAATCGGTAGAGAGTCCTACTGTATCGTTGAACAAGATCGTTATAGCTCTTCGTTCATCTATAGACCACCAATCTTCTCTTCACCACTAGCGCTTAACGCAACAGTGGGATGGAAGATGGCCTATGCTGGTGTTATCACCAACGATGCCTGGGTATTCCTACTTAACTCAACGCTTTCGTAAGGAGATAGAATATGGCAGTATATGGCGAATTTACCTCCGATGGCGTATCCGAACTATTGGATATCGTAGCGGAAGGAAAATATTTAAAACTAACAAACACAAGCGCAGCTGGACAATTTGAGTGGTATTTAGGCTATGCAGCTGATACCGCTACAAACGTAGCTACAGGAGCCGCTATTACATCAGGTGGAGTAACAGCGTTCCTTTCATCTGAAAGCAGCTTTGCAGCTCAAAAAAGCATGAGCGCACCATTTTCTGCATCTGCAGGATTTGGCCAAACAACAATCACTGTTTTGAACCATGGTTATGTTGCTGGTGATATCATCAAGATCACTAATACAACTAGCATGAGACAAATTGCAGGAATGTTTTTCCAAGTTGCAATTGTAGTTGATGGAAACAACTTCAAGATCAATTTGGATTCATCAGGATTCGCATCACAAGCAACAGCTGGTGTTTGCCAAAAACTGATTGTTCCGCAATTGTGGCAACCAAGACAGAAATTCATTGTAGGAATCACCCTAGGTGCTACTACAACGATTAAAACATCTGTAGATCACGGTTATTCCGTTGGTCAATTGGTAACTCTTCAAGTCCCATCAGACTTTGGATCAGTACAATTGAATGGTCTTAGAGGAAGAATTTCTTCTGTACCAGCAGCAAATGAATTTGTGGTTGATATTGACTCATCCGCAGCAACAGCTTTCGCATTCCCAGCATCTGGGGCTGTGCCGTTTAGCTTTGCTCAAGTTGAGCCAGCAGGATCACAAACTACATTAGCCCAAGGAAACGTAACTCCAGGAGCTTCAGTGAACGAAGGTGTTCGCGGACTAGCTTTGGGAGCCAACGTGTTGGGTGTTGCAGGTAATAAATTTAAATGGTTTGCATTGACCTAAAACAAACTAGGGGGTGGGCAACTGCCCCCTTTAACTTTAAAAGGAGAACTATGACAGTATCTGCAATCGTTCACAAAGAACACGATATCATCGTTAAGTCAAACGCTAACCCGTTACCTACCGATGAGAAAAAAAGAAAAGAAGAGCTAAATAAGCGTATGCAAGAGGATTTGAAAAAGTTCCGTTGCCGTTTTATTGATCTTCAAGCACCTATGACTGGCTCTATTCAATACACTCTACAACTCTATCCTAATCAACCCGAAATTAGACAAAAGCTTCTATCGGGGAGAACTTACGATCTTACCAAGATGGAAATTAAACATTTGATGGATAGTAAAATTCCAAAATATGATTATGTAACCGATCCTGTTAGTGGATTACAAGTCCATAAACAAGTAGGATATGAAAAAAGATTCTCTGTAGAGATACTTCCTGAGGGGCTATGAGTGCAACGCTACAACAAATAAGGACAAAAGTTCGAAGAATTACGGCTTTAGACACTCCAGCTAAGCTTAGTGATGCGAACATAGATTTTTACGTGAATACGTTTTATCTCTATGACCTCCCCGAACAAATGAAACTGTTAAACCTCAAAGAGACCTACCAGTTTTATACCGAGCCTTTTGTTGCTAGCTACTCTTTCCCGAAGAATGATTACACACTTGTAGAGCCATTGATTCAGGTTAACGGCTATGAAACTCAATGGTTCCAAGATCCTCTCATCTTTAATCGCACCTTCCCAACACTTGATGTAACTCAACGTATCGGAACAGGTAGCGGAATACCAGGACCATTTACAGCAACACTTGGCACTAGCCCAGTCCTTGCAGGTTATACAAACGGTGTTGGAACAATTGTTTCTAATGTGATTGTTGCCTCTATTGATATTAACGGAGACTCAATCGTTTTAAGAGACAATGGTCAGGGTTTATTTTTAGATTCCAATGGAGCAATTGTACCCTTTTGTTCAATCAACTATCTAACGGGTGTAATTGGTATCGTTTTCCCTATTGCGATTCAAAGTGCAGCAGATGTGAATTGTACATACTACAGCTACAGCGCTACACGCCCTACGTCGGTTTTATTCTTCGAGGATACATTTACCTTTAGACCAATCCCAGACCGCGCCTACATCGTCAATATGAACGTCTACAAGAAACCTACGGAACTTACGAACCCTACAGATGAACCCGTATTCAATGCTATGTGGCAACTTCTTGCATTTGGAGCAGCTCAGAAGATCTTCATCGATACAGGAAAGTTAGACCAAGCTCAAGCCTATCAACCCTATCTAGAAGAGCAAATGGATCTTGTGAGAAGGAGAACATTAAACCAACAAGATGTGCAGAGAGTGGCAACGTTATACTCTGCTCAAATGACAGGACAATTTAGTAACAATAACTTTTTCTTTTAGGATGAAAGTATGACTTACACAACAAATATCCCTCTTTCAGCCCAGAAAATTAAAAACACAACATCTCTTATTCGAGCAAACTTTGACAACTTAGCTGCTGGATTATCGAATGATCATGCTGATATCAATGATCCAACTTCAGGAAAAAGACTAACACATGACAAAGTCAGATTGAATGTTCAAGCTGTAGGGCCCTCCACAACAACGACACAAGTTGCGTTGTATGCTAAAAATGTGACAGCTGGTGGAACACCATATCTAGAGTGGTTTTTTAGAAGGGCTAACAATGGAAGTGAAATACAATTAAGCTCTGGAGGACTTACACCTGCACTTTCTGGTAGTGGTGTAGGAACACAGGGATATACATTTTTGCCAGGTGGTTTAGTATATGTTTGGGGTCATGTAGCTTCTTTCAATAATAACGTAGACCAAACATTTCCACAAGTTGGCGGAATAAATGTAGCAAATATTTATCAATTAACATTACAAGTTGCTCCACCAATTACAGTACCATTAGGAAATAATGCTGCTTTCATATTTGTTGAAAACATAAACAATGTCCCTGCATTAGGAACTTTTAAACCAAGATATTTAAAAGTAAACGGTGATAATGCTTTTGCATGCCCCACGTATTATCAAGCAATCGTTGAGTTAGCTCCATGAGTGTAAATAATCTCGTTATCTCAGATTTCGCAACAGGATACCAAACCAACATCGCCCCTGCGAAGTTGTCTAACGATGCATTCCCTACACTTGAAGACGCTCTTATCTGGCGTAATCGTTTAAAGCAAAAAGACGGTGTTAAGCTAGTTGGTAGATTAAAACGTGAAATTGAATTTACGTTGGGTTCTACAAATGGTTCAGGGGCGTTTAGTGGGAATATCATCACAATTGCCTCACTTGAAACAACTGCAAACTTTGAAGGAGAATCCTTTAGCATCGTCATAGGTGCTGCTACTCTTACCGACAATGGTCTAGGTGTTTTGGCTGGTGGTGGAGCAACAGGCACAATCAATTACGCTACAGGTGCTATAACAATCGCTTCAGCTCCAGCAGCAACGTCTATTGTAGCTACATTCGCTTATTACCCTGGCTTGCCTGTCATGGGGTTACCAAATTTCGATACAACTCAACTGAACCTTGAAGAGAACCTCGCATTCGACACAAAGTACGCCTATAAGTTTGTAACTACACAATACGAGGATGAAAGCTTTTACAAAAGCACGAGCACTCCAAGGCCCGCAGTAACATGGACAGGTGCAAACTACCAACAGTTTGACACGTTTAACTATCGTAATGTTCTTTGGACTACGAATAACGTTCCTGGACAACATGTAATTTCTGTAACTGTTTCGGGTTTTGTTTCACCTACAGTAACTACCACAGCAGCACACGGTCTATCGAACGGAATGGTGGTATCGTTTGTGTCCTCAACAATAGTTGCTGGCATTATTGCTTTCCCATTTGTAATCAGCAATGTAACTGCAAACACATTTGATATCAGCCCAGCCACAGCCCCTGGCCCAGCCATAGGTAATGGAATCATGGTTGTAGGAGGTTCTTTAACTGGAACTGGAGACGGCATTCGCTGGTATGATGGAACAGGATTTGTAAACTTCCAACCACCTCTCAATCTGAACGCAAATCCAGCACTTGCAGATATAGTGTATCTGAGGGGTGCTTTAGTCGGGTGTGTATTCAAAGATAGAACCATTTTCTTTAACACCGTTGAAGCAAAACAAGGCGTATCAAATGTAAACGCCCAAAGATATCCACAACGGGTGCGTTGGTCACAAAATGGAACACCTTTCTGGGGACAAAACCC